TCATCTGGTCGACGACCCACCCGCCCGCCACATAGGACAGACCGCCCTTCCCGGGCTTCGTGTGGATCTGCTCGCGCGGAATGCTCGCATCAAGCGCCTTCACCTGCGCGTCGTTAAGCGCCATTCGACACCTCCTCTCGGCCGATGTGGCCGAGGCAGCTCACCGCGAGCCAGCGCTGTGCAGCGCGAGGAGGTGCGGCATCAGCGATGAGCTGCCTCGGCAGCACCGACTGTGCTGCCTGCATCATCGTACACCCAGCGCGCGTCGTGTGTCGCGCGCCCATCGGTACGAGTCGAGCCGGCGCAGAAACTCTACTCGCGCCAGCGACAGATGCGACCCCGACACCACGACCTCCTCGACCGAGTGCCCGTCGCACGGGATGCGGACGATGATCGCCTCATCGATCTCGTCCGCGACCAGCCCGCATCGCTCCACCAGCATCGCGTACGCCGCCACCTGCACGACGTGCGACGTGCGCGTTGCCGAGCTCGTCTTCCAGTCGACCACCACGGGGCGGCCGCCTACGAGCGCTACGAGGTCCGGGGTGCCGCCGAACCCGCACTCGGGGTGCACGCACGGCACCTCGGCTGCGATCAGGTCGACGCCGCCGCGCCATTCGCGCCACCACGCGCACCACGCGTGGATGCCGACTACTGCCTCGTCGGCTACGTCATCGAGTTCGAACGCCTCGTCGACCACCCGTGTCGCGGCGGCGTCCCAATCATCGCCAGCATCGTCGGCGCGCAGCGCCGCCTCGATGGCTGTGTGCACCAGCGACCCGCGAGCAGCGGCGCGTTCTCGCATGTCGGCTGCCGCCATGCCGTGGCGCATCAGCCACCGCTCGAGGCCCGGGCCAGCAGCCTCCGTCGCGCTGATGACCGTGGTCACCGATGGCACGCGACGGCAGGTGTCGTCGCGGTACCCGCCCTCTGGGCGTCCCATGCCGAAGATCATACGCCATCCTCGGCCGCCTCGACGGCCTCCCAGTAGCTCTCGAGCGAGTCAAGAACGACCCCCTCGCTCCAGCACTTGGTGCCCCGGCGCATGGCGCCGAGCGCCACCTGTGCGGCGCTCGGCGCCGCGGCGATACCACGCGCGGCGCCGTACGACACCAGCCGATCCACCATGCTGCGCGGTGGGGGCGAGCTCACCGTGGCGGCGAGGAGAATGACGGCGTTTCTGACCTGCGCGTCGCTGGGCGCCGCACAGGTGTCAAGAGCCGCGTGAATTGCGGCGGCTCCCCATTGCCGCCCGTACGCGGCCTCCCAGCCGCGTATCCACCGAATGGCGTCGCGCCGGGTCACCGGTACACCGCCCGCGCCATGGATGCGGGCATCGACCACCCGCATCCGATCGCATCAGCCACGCGGTCGATGCGTGCGACGAGCTCGACGACGTCGCCGAACTCGCCGGTTAGAGCGTCCGGCGTCACTTGGACGCGCGCCACGCCGTCGCCATGCGCCACGCGCATCACGGCGACCGTGGCGACGCGGTCATCGACGCCTGCCGAGTATGCTCGGAACGTGACGGCGACACCGTCGTCGTCGATGGCCCACGACGTGCGCCCGGTGCACGTCGTGTGCCGGTAGAACCCGGCCGCCGGGTCCGGCGACTCGATGCCGCCGACAGGGAGCCACGGGATGTGGCGACCGTGGGCGGCATCAGCGACCGCCCACTCCCATGCCAGCGCGAGCTCCTCGAGCTCGCTAACTTTCTCGCCGTTGCCGGCGAGGAACGCCTCGACCACTGGGGCGCACTGCGCCCACCAGTGGCCGAACTTGCGCGCCAGCCCGTAGGCGGCGCGGCGGGCCGCGTCGTTCATGACGCGCCACCCACTGCGAACGCGCGGGCGCCGATGATGCGCCCGCGCTCGTCGCGCTCCAGGTCGGTGGGCGCGACCAGATCGGAGCGCCCAGGCACAGCGGCCTGGACGATCCTCGACACGATGAGAATCGTGCCGGCCTGCGCCTCAGGGAGCCCCGTAGGCTCCCCGAACGCCTCCCTCTTCAGCGGGACCACAGCCCCGTTCGGGAGGGTGACCTCGCCGACCACAGTCGACGAAGTCGATACGCGCGCCGGCCCGGCAGGGTCCGGCGCGATTTCCATCCCGCCCACGTGGACGGGATGTGGCGTAATGTTTTTCACTCTCACCAGTTCCTCCTCTGGGGCATCGCCCCGCTGCACATCCCCATCATGCATGCAATGCCGCGCGGCGCAACAGAAAATCACGTGCCCCACGCTCTTTGTGACAGAAGCGGCGCGATCTTAGCGCATCCTGCGACAGACGTGTCACCGAGATTGCGCTGGGCGCACGCAGCGCGCATGATGGGCGCATGACGGACGAACAGCGGGCGCGCATCGGACGCGCCATCCGCGACGCGCGCGAGGAGCTCGGCCTGCGACAGAGGGAGCTCGCGCGCGTCATCGGCGTCTCCCCGTGGCAGATGTGTCGCTGGGAGCGTGGATCGCGGGCGCCTAGCCCGCGCTTCGCCATGCGCCTCGCCGACGTGCTCGACCTGCCGCTACGCACGCTGCTCGGGGGCGAGCCGCGTGAGTGATGCGGCGTGGGTGCAGATGCCGGCGTGGCTGATGCGACGACGCGACATCTCGGCGTCGGCGAAGTTGGTGTGGGCGTATCTGCGCGACGCGGAACAGCGCGGGTGGTCGCCGGGGCAGCGTGCGATCGCAGCGGACTGCGGGATGTGTCGGCGCACCGTGATGCGGTGCATCGATGCACTCGCAGTCGCCGGCCTGCTCGACGTGGCGCCCGCCGAGCGCGGAACGAGACAGAGTTACCACACGCGAGAGTGGGGACAAAAAGTCACTGGTGACAAAACTGCACCGGTGACAAAAGTAGTCCACCAGTGGGGACAAAAAGTCACCACTACCGGTGACAAAAGTAGTCCACTAGTGGTGACAGATGTAGCCCACACTCAGAAAGACCTCAGAAGAAACTCAGAAGAAGCCTCAGAGTCGCGCGCACGCGCGCGCGAAGCGACGACCGTGCCGGAGGTGTCGACCTGGCAGCTCGTGTCGAGTGGCTTCTCGAGGTGGCGCATCGGACAGGGTGGCCGCGGGTGGGTGCCGTCGCACCAGACGCACCGGCATGTGGGTGCGATCGCCGAGTGGGTCGACGCCGAGGCCGAGCGCACTGGGCGCGATCGGAAGCGCGTGCTGCGCGACCTCCTCGCCGCGTACGCCGAGGACGAGTGGGCGGCGAGGCGCGGCTGGCCCATCGGCGCGCTGGCTGCCGACCCTGGCGCACGCATGGCCGCGGCGGGTCCATCGGAGCCGCGTGGCCTGATGCTGGCCGACGAGCGACGACGCGAGGAGGTCGAGGTCGAGATGGCGCGCGACGAGGAGCGATCTCGAGAGGCGAAGCGGCGCGCACGAAGCGGTGGCGCGGCCGAGCCTGTGGCTCTGGCGGACCTGATGGATGCGATACTGGGAGGACGAGATGTATAGCGCTGGCGTGATGCATATACCTGATGAGCAGCGGATGAGACTGGCGATCGACCTGGTGGGCGCTCTGGGTCGAGGCGACTACAGCCTGTCGGAGCGAGAGATTCGATCCGGCGCCGGGTGGGCCCCGGAGTCGCCGCCCACGATGCCGACGAGGCTGCGCCAGCGGCGCCCGCAGGACGCGTGGGATGACGACGATCTCCGCGCTCTGGCGCTGCGCCATCTCGTGGTCGTCCGCGACATCGAGGAGCGCAACCGCGGACGACTCGCGGCCATCCTCTGGGCCGGCGCCGAGCTCGGCGAGGCGGCCCGTGCTGGCGACGACACCGCCCGGCAGGCCGCCGGGCGCATCATGCTCCACCTGCGTCGCCACTGGCCGCGGGCAGCGAAGGCACTGCTCGATCGCGGGGCATCGGGGCGGCGCGAGCGCGCCGAGCTGGTGCGGCGCACCACTGTCGAGGTCGATGCGATGCCGCCGGCGTGGCGACGGGCGGCGGTGCGGTGACCACCATCCGCCGATGCGACTCGTGCGGCGCCGAGGCGACGGGCAGCCGGACGCCCGCCGGATGGGTCATCGGCGAGTGGGTCGGCGACGACCACCGGCACGAATGCGCATCCTGCGTGGCAGCTCGCATGGTCCGCGCCGCCGCAAAACGGCCCCTAGGATCGACGGAAGAACCTTCGGCTAGGGGTCGGGTCAAGTCGCGCAAGAACGGGCCTCAGGATGGCGCACAGGGCGATCTGTGGGCGTGACAGCTCGTCACGCAGTGCGACACGTCGACTCAGACAGCGTGTCGCACTTCGGGTTGCTGATCGTGGAAAGCGCTGTGGTTTCGCTGGCACCGGCGTGGGCACGCGGGATGCATATACATCGTGGCGTGTAGCGGGGCGATGCCCCAGAGGAGGACGAGATGTTGAGCTGGGACGAAATCGAGACGATCAAGGCTGAGGCGCAGTACTGCGCCTCAGCTCAATCCTGGTGCCCGACTGCGGTCCGTACCGCGTGGGCGCCGTTCGTCTCCGCCGTCGTCGAGGCGGCGGAGGACGTTAAGAGGGCCGAGAAGGCCCTCGACGCGGCGTGGGCTGAGGGCGAGGCCCTCGGGGAGGCGTTCCCCGAGGTCGCCCTCGCCGAGGAAGACCTCGCCGAGGCCGAAGAGGTCCTCGCCGAGGCCGTCAAGGCCGCGCGGGCGGAGGCAGATCGCCTCGCCCGCGTGCGGGCCGAGGCGCTGCTTGAGGAGATCGTCGACGTCGCCGATCTCCTCGGCATGGGCGACGCGGCGTACGCCGGCGATGGCCGGCAGGGCGCCGACGTGGACCTCGCCACGGGCGAGGTCGTGTTTTGGGCGGCCGCTCGGTACCTAGTACCGAGCGAGGAGCCACGGATCGCCGAGGTCCGGCGCCAGTTGGCGCCGGAGACCATCACGGCCATCAAGGCCGGGAACGGCGACGCATCGGTGAGGTGGGCGTGACCCTCGAGCGCCTCGAGGAGGCCGAGCGGCGCCTCGTGGCGGCTCGAGGCGGGCGGTGAGCATGACCAACGAGACAGAGCTCGCCCAGGCCGCCGCTGAGCGCGGCCTGGGCTTCGTTCTCGCGGAGTACCTCGATGGGTGCTCCGTGATGAGCTCCCTCGATCGCGTCATCGACGCGCTCGAGATCGAGCTCGAGGCCTGGCTCCTCGCGGACGAGGAGTACCAGGCCGGGAACCCCGAGCCCGAGTGGCCTGGGGTGTCGCGCGCCCTGCTCGATCGGGCGCACGTCGCAGCGCGCCGCCTGCGCCGATGGCTGGAGGAGGGTCGAGCGACGACCTCCTCTCACGCCGTCGCGGACCTGGCGGACGTGCTAGAGGCCGCGGGCGCGCAGCGCATGGCGGCGTGGATCGCCGCCGGGCAGCTCGCCTTCGGCGAGCCCGACGCCGCAAGATTCGTGCTCGACGAGCACGGCGCGGAGGCAGGGCTGCGGCTCTGGCGCATCGCCCTGATGTGGGCGGTGGACCGCGCGGGCGCGTACGAGGAGCTGCGGCGATGCAGCGCGTGCGGCCAGCCGGCGGACTTGCCCGCGCGCCAGTACGCCACCGACGGTCGCGTCGTCGGCGGCTGCTTCGACGTCGTCCACGAGAGGCGGGCGCCGTGAGGGCGCGGCTCAGGGTGCGGCTGCGCGCCGACATCTGGCAGGTGTCGGTGGTGCTGGACGGCCGCGTCGTCGCGGCGCGGAGTTCCGCCGACGCCACGGAGGCGGTGCGGCGGGCGATTACCGATGCGCGCGCCGTCGTCGGCGACGAGGCACTGTCGGACCTGCGCGCGCTGCTGGGCGTCGATGGGCGATGATGCCCTCATCTACGACCGCGTGCTGCGCCGCGCCGGACATGCGGAGGTCGACCGATATACGGTGGGGCGTGGCGGCATCGGGGCGTGGCGCGACCACGCAGGGCTACGAGTGTCCGTCGTGGTGCATGCGTACCGCGACGGGCGCCCTGTGGCGCGCGTGATGCGGTGGCGCGAGGGTGAGGGGTGGCGCGTACCCGACGACATCCCGATGTGCATCGAGATCGACGTGCGCGACCTCGTCGTGACGATGCTGCGTGCTCGTGGTATATGCATCGGGGATGGAGACGTCGACGGCGACGAGTGACGACCGCAAGGAGGTCTGCATCCTCGTGCGCGTCTCGCGGCGGCAGCGCGACGAGATACGACGTGCTGCGCGACGTCTCGGCATGGGGTCGTCGACCCTGATGCGCGAGCTCGTCATGGAGCTCATCGAGGGCGCCACCGGCGCCAAGGAGGACTGATGGCGCGATGGTGGGACCAGCCGGCACGGTGCCCCGAGCTTGACATCCCGATCGAGGATGACGAGGAGGCGCTCGCGGCGATGGAGTGGGCGCAACGCGAGTACGAGGCCGGCAGACGTGCGACCCCAGGTCTGAAGACGCGCGAGATTGGCGCGCTGTACGGCGTGTCGTACCAGCGCATCTCGCAGATCGAGCACGCCGCCCTGCGCCGCATGCGCGAGTTGCTGACGCCAGTACTCGGCGAGGACGGCGATGGGTAGTCGCAGTCGTCGAAAGGGCGCGCGCGGAGAGCGCGAGGCGGTCGACGTGCTGCGGCGCTTCGGTGTGCGCACGGCGTATCGGGCGGCATCGGCGCAGCGTGCGGCGGATGCGACCGTCTGCGACGTCGAGGGTACGCCATGGTGGGTCGAGGTGAAGCGCGGCGCGCGCCCCGTCATCCACCGCGCCATCGAGCAGGCGATGCGTGACCGCGACGAGGCTGGCGACGTGCGCCCAGCAGTGGCGCTGACGCGGGCCGATGGCGGCCCGTGGTTGGCGACGATGCGGCTTGACGAATGGATGCGTCTCATGGCGCACGGTAGCAGCGAGGCCGATGACGGATGACATCGCCATCGCGGAGGACCATGGGCTGTCCGAGGTGGAGCGTCGCTTCGTGCTGGCGTACGTCGGCGAGGCACGAGGCGTCGCGACGCATGCTGCGCGGATCGCCGGGTTCGCCGCGAGCCTCCAGGACTCGTGGTCGCTGCTGCAGCGGCCCAGGGTGCGAGCGGCGATCGATGCGATCTACCGCGGCCGCGAGATGGACGCGATCGCGCTGGCGCACGAGATTCACGACACGCTCCTCTCCATCATGCGCAGCGGAGAGAAGGACGCGGACCGCATTCGTGCTGCCACAACCCTTGCGCGCCTGCGTGGCATCAGCGGTGCACCAGAGCAGAGCGAGGATGTCGCCACCGACGACCCGCGCGAGCTCATCGCGGCGCACGAGCGCGCCATCGAGGACCTGCGGCGGCTGGTGGACGTGATCGACGTAGGGGCCGACGATGGGTGACCTGCCCATGCGCCTGCGCGAGCCCGTAGCGGCGGACGTCCCGCTGCTGACGCAGACGTACGTGCGCGAGTCGCGACGCTGCGTGCGACCGTGGGAACGCGATGCATGGCCGCCGGTTGCTGAGCGGTGGCTGGCGCGCCAGCTCATGCGTCGCCGCGTGATCGTTGCAGCGGACTCGGACGAGTCCAGCGATGTCGTGCTAGGCTACGCCATTGGCGAGCCCGGCAGGCTCGACTGGGTGTGGGTCAAGGGGCTGTACCGTCGCGTCGGGCTGGCGCGACGGCTGACGAGAGAGGTCGCTGGCGACGTGCAGATGGTGACGCACATCTGCACGCGCTGGCAGCGAGAGACGACAAGGCGGCGTGGGTGGCTACACGCGCCAATGCTGCCACTGATGGAGATGGTGATCGACGATGGCGAAGGGTAGCATCAGGGAGCGCGCGGAGCGCGCGCTGAGGGAGTCAGGCGATGTTGACGACACGCCCGCGGCGGCGGAGGAGAATACGCCTATCAAGGCTCCGCCGGAGCGCGCGCAGAGCATCATCGAGGTGACTCTCGCCGAGCCGCAGGCCGTCCCACTGGCCGTGGGCCGTGTTGTCTCGCGATTGCGCGTGGGCGACCACGTCGGTGGGCGCGTCATCGCTTGTCTCGCGTTCGCGGAGCCCATCGAGGGGCTGCGTGGCGTCGAGGTGACGACGGTCCCGTCTCGTGGCGACGGCGAGGAGATGCGGTCGGTGGTGCCGCTGCACCGCATCGCCGCAGTGCACCTGGCGTGACCGACGTGGTGACTGTTCGCGGCATCTCTCTCGTCGCGCCACAGTCTGCGCCGCCGGCGATCGGCGTGATCGTGTCGCGCATCCACGCGGGCGACATCGTCGGGCGCATGCGCGTGTGCGATGTGGCTGTCGTGGCATTCGGCGGCGTGGCGTGCATTCGCGTGCGAACGGTGCGGCGGGACGACGAGACGATCGGCGAGGTGGCGTACATACCGATGCACCGCGTCGCCTCGATCGAGGCCGACGAGTAGCCTGATGTGGTGGCGGACATCTACCGACGATCGCGCTCTCTGCTCGATGCGACGCATCGCATCGTCGGCAGCAGTGATGCGCGTCGGTGGTGTCCGCTCACGCCCACCGACAGACAGCGCGCGTTCCTTGCGCGCACGGAGATGGAGGTGCTCTTCGGCGGCGCGGCTGGCCCAGGGAAGAGCACCGCGCTGCTCATGGCGGCGCTCGAGCACGTCGACGTGCCGGGGTACGCCGCACTCATCTTGCGGCGCACCTATCCCGACCTCGCGCAGCCGGGCGGTCTGATGGACGTCGCGCACCAGTGGCTCGCGGACACCGCGGCGGAGTGGAGCGGCGTGGACAAGCGCTGGCGCTTCCCGTCTGGTGCGACGCTTTCGTTCGGGTACATCGACACGGACCGAGACAGATACCGCTACCAGGGCGGCGAGTATCACACCATCTGCTACGACGAGCTCACGCAGCTGCGCGAGCACTGGTACACTTACCTGCTGTCGCGCCTGCGGCGGCCGAAGAGCTGCCCGGTGTCCGACGTGCCGCTGCGAGCCCGCAGCGCGACGAACCCTGGCGGGGTCGGGCAGGCGTGGGTCGCGGAGCGATGGGGCATCCGCGAGGACGGGACGCAGGACGAGACTGCTGCAACGGACCCGGAGAGCGGCGAACTGCGCGTCTTCGTGCCAGCGCTTCTTGCCGACAACCCCCACCTCGACGTGGCCGAGTATCGCCGTGCGCTGTCGCGGCTGGACGCGACGACGCGGGCGCAGCTCGAGCGCGGGCAGTGGGTGTCCGACTCGACGGGGCTGGTGCTGCCGCTGCGTCGGTCGTCGATGGTGGAGCGGGGCGGGCTCGACCCCTCGACGGGCCGTGTCGCACGCGATCTGCATCGCGTCATCGGCGTCGACCTCGGCGCGTCGGAGGTCGAGGAGACGATCGGCATCAGCATCATCGGATGGTCGCCGACCACGCCGCAGCTCGTGTGGGTGGAGCATGCGGAGAAGCATCGCGGGATGATGCTGTCGGAGCTCGCACGCATCCTGCGCGAGCTGGAGGATCGGTTCTCCGCCGACGCGATTGTAGGCGACGAGGGCGCTCTCGGCGCGCAGATGGGGAGGGAGTTGCGCCGCAGATACGGCATCCCAATCCGCGCTGCGAAGAAGAGCGGGCGGCTCGGATGGATGCGCCTGCTGCGGGATGCTGCGCGCAGTGGCGACCTGCTGGTGGTGCAGGACGAGTGCGCTGCGCTGGTCGAGGATGCGGCAGCGCTGCTGTGGCACGAGGATGGGCGGCGCGTCGTGGGGCCGTCGCACGTCTACGATGCGACGCTGTATGCATGGCGACATGCACGCGCATGGGCGAGCGAGGAGCCTGAGGATGTGCCGCCGCCTGGGTCGCGCGAGGCGATGGAGCGATGGGAGCGCGAGCAGCGTGAGCGCGAGGTGAGAGAGATTCGCGACCAGCAGCGGTCGTGGTGGAGGCGATGATGCGAGAGCCGATCACGGGACGATGGTGGGCCGAGTCCGACCGCGCAGGGGCAGACCTCGTGCGCACGGTGCGGTGGCTTCGCGAGCAGGACGCGCAACGCATTGCGGCGATGAAGCGCAGCGTCTCGCTGTACCTCAACCGTCCGCTACGCGGGCTCGACGTGTGGAACTACCACGTCACGTCGGCGCTCGATGAGCGCGTGCGCATCGGGCTCGCGCGGTCGATCGTGGACACCGTGCACGCGCAGATGACGAAGACGCTTCCGCGAACCACGCCGATCACAGAGGGCGGTTCGTGGACGATGCAGCGGTCTGCGCGACGGCTGGAGACGTTCATCGACGGTGCGAAGTACCGCTCTCGATGGGGCGTCATCCTGCCGGCGCTGGTGCGCGACGCGATGGTGGTGGGCACCGGCATCGCGAAGGTCAGCGGTGTCGTACGTGACGACGGCGAGGACGGACAGGTGGGGCGAGTGCTCATCGAGCGCGTGCTGCCGTGGGATGTCGTCGTAGACCACGCGGAGGCCGTGCATGCGGCGCCGCGCCACATCTACCAGGTGTCGGTCGTGGACCGTCGCGTGGCGATGCGGCTGTTCCCGAACGCGGCGGAGCAGATCGAATCGCGCGGTCGTCACCCGGCGCCCACCGATGGCCCGGCGCGCGACACGCACGCGGACCAGGTGACAGTGATGGAGGGATGGCGTCTGCCGAGCGCGCCGCACGCCGGAGACGGCGCACACGTCGTGGCCGTCGATGGTGTCGATGCCGCGGTGTACCGCGAGGAGTGGACGCGCGACGTGCACCCATTCGCGGTGCTGCGCTGGGGCGATCCGGTGGCGGGCTTCTGGGGCACGTCGATGGTAGACGAGATCGCAGGCATCCACGCCGAGGTGAACGACCTCATCCAGCGCGAGCAGGCCATCATCGCGCAGACCGGGCGCCCCATCATCGTGCACTCGCTCGGGAACGCGGGCGACCTCGTGATGGATGACTCCCTCGGCGTGCCGGTGTTCTCGGTGCCCGGCGACGTCAACGCGGACATCCGCATCCACAACCCGCCGGCCCTCAACGGCGAGCTCGGGCGCTCGCGGCAGGAGCTGCTCCAGCTTGGCTACCAGATGAGCGGCGTCTCGCAGCTCAGCGCGGGTGCGATGAAGCCTGCTGGCCTCGACTCACGTGTGGCGCTACGGGAGTTCCGCGACATCGAAGCGGAGCGCTTCGTCCATCAGCAGCAGCGCATCGAGTCCGTCGACCTGGACGTCTCGCGACTCGTCGTGCGCGAGGCGCAGGCCCTCGACGAGAAGGGCGTGCTGGTGGAGGTGTCGGCGAAAACGCGGCGGCGTCGGAGGCACGTCATCGAGCGCATCCAGTGGTCGGAGATCGACCTCGATGAGGACAGCTACGAGCTCCAGGCATTCCCCACGTCGTCGCTGCCGCGGCATCCCGCAGGGCGTCTCGCGATGGTGGAGCAGCTCATCGGCGCCGGCTTCATCGGGCGCGACGATGCGCTGAGGCTGCTGGAGTTCCCGGACGTCGACCAGGTGATGAGCGAGCAGCTCGCCCCGTACCACCTTGTCCTCGATGTCATCGAGACGATCATGGAGGACGGCCGCTTCGTACCGCCCATCCCAGAACAGGACCTCGGGCTCACGCGACGCGTCGTGTCGCTGGCCATCCTGCGATACACGCTCGATGAGGCACCGGAGGAGCGCATCGAGATGCTGCGCCGCTACTCCGTGCTCGTCGACCAGATGATGGAGCGGGCGATGCAGTCGCAGGCCGTTGCCCAGCCAGCGACCGTTGCGCAGCAGGGACAACAGCAGATGCCGCCGATGGCGGCGGACCAGATGATGGCGGCGCAGATGCCGCAGGAGGCATGACATGGCGGAGACCACGTCCGGTGGAGCAGGCGAGAGCGGCGACGTTCAGGCGGCAAGCGGTGGCGATGCGGAGACGCAGAACCCGAGTCCGGTTCGCCGTGCAATCGAGGTGCTGCGCGCGCGCGAGGCGCAGGCACAGAGCGACCAGGGCAGCGACAGCGACGCAGCAGGCGATGGTGGGCAGCAGTCGCAGCAGAGCGGCGGCGGCAACGCCCAGGCCGACGATGGTGACAGCCAGCCGTCGAGCATCGCCGATGCAATTCTCGACGGCGGCGACACGGCGTCGACTGATGGCGACGCGATCGACGTCACCGACAGCGCGGATCCGCGTGCGCTGGAGGCGCTGACGAAGGTTCTCGAGCTCGAGCGTGCGGCCCGCGAGAAGGAGCGCGAGCTCGACGAGCGAGCGCGTCGCCTGGAGCGGTTCCAGCGTGCGGCAGAGCTCGCAGAGAAGGGTGACGACTTCGCCGCTCTCGAAGCTCTGGGGCTCTCCTACGAGGAGCTCACGGCGCGCGCCATCCGCGGCGAGGGGCGACTAGAGCCCGTCACCGAGGAGCTCGCCGCGCTGAAGAAGCAGCTGGAGGAGCTCCCGAAGACCTACGAGGAGAAGCTCCGCGAGCTCGAGCAGCAGCGTGAGCAGGCGGCGTTGGAGGCGTGGCGGACGCGCGTGTCGTCGACGCTGCGCACCGACTCCGAGCGGTGGGGGCTGCTGCTCGACCCGGTGGCGACGCAGGGGCGCGACCCGGTCGACCTGGTCTACAAGACCATGGAGCGTCACTACGAGGCGAGCGGCTCGCTGTTGACGGAGGCGCAGGCGGCCGATATGCTGGAGCAGTCGCTAGAGCGCCGAGCGCGCGAACTCGCGGCCGGGGGCAGCGCGAGCAAGCTGCGAAAGATCCTCGGCCTCACCGCAGACTCAGCGCCGGCAGCGCAGACCGACTCGGCGACGCAGACCTCGGCGCATGGTGCGTCGGGGGCGACCACGGTTACGTCTGAGGCGACGTCCAGCGTGGAGCAGCGCAGCCGTGACACCACGGCCGAGGCTTCGCGACGACGTGCCGAGGACATCGCCCGCAGGCTTCTGCGCGGCGAGTAGCGCGATTGAGTTCGCGCTTGTTCGGAGGCCATCATGGCTGGATTGAGTGACTACGATGCGGTGCACCGCGAGCTGTGGCCGGCTCAGCGCGTGCACGACGAGACGTTCCGAGAGGCTCCGTTTCTCGGGCTAATTCGGAAGCGCGAGGACTTCCTCGAGAAGACCCGCCACATCGCGCTGCAGTACGGGCGACCGCAGGGGCGATCGCGCACGTTCGCGACGGCGAAGAGTCGTGCGAGCGCGTCGCGGTTCGCCGACTTCGAGATCAAGTCGGCGGATGATTACGGGTACGGGGAGATCGAGGGCAAGCTCTTGGAGAGCGTGCGCAACGACCCTGCCGCCCTCGTCGACGCGATGGAGCGCGAGACGCGCAGCGCCCTCGGGACGCTGAAGCGCAGCCTGCACATCAACGCCTTCGGGTCGGGTGCGGGTGATCGCGGCAGCATCTCGTCCATCGCCGAGTCCGGAGGCAACACGACCATCACGCTGTCGGAGCCGGCCGACGCGAAGAACTTCGAGGTCGACCAGTACATCACCGCTGGCGCAACGCTCACCGGTGCACTGCGCGACTCCGCGGCAGCGTACAAGGTCATCTCGGTCGACCTGAGCGGTGGCACCGTGAAGGTCAGTGGCACCGCTGCGACGACCTCCCTTTGGGCCGCAGGCGACTACCTCTTCAGCGACGGCGACGCCCTCAACGGCGGCACCATCACCGGTCTGTCCGTCCCGATGGTGGCGGGACTGCAGGGGTGGATCCCAGCAACCGCTCCATCGTCCGGCGACTCGTGGTTCGGGGTCGACCGCAGCGTCGACGTCGTGCGACTCGCGGGCTGGCGCTTCACCGCGTCGGGCCTCGGTGGCGCAACGACCATCCGTGCGACGCTGCAGCGCGCCGCCGCCGCCATGTCCCGGGCAGGGCTGGAGATGTCTCCCGACATCGCCGTGCTCAACTCGGAGGACTACGGCGACCTGCTCGAGGAGATGGACGACAAGAACACGGTCGTCCGGGAGTCGAGCGACCTGAAGGCCCGCATCGCCTACACCGGCGTGGAGGTGCACACAGCCGTCGGCAAGCTCGACGTCTTCGCCGACCCGCAGTGCCCCAAGGGCCGCGCGTTCATCCTGCGCGCGGACACCTGGACGCTGCACTCCCTCGGGATGGCGCCGAAGTTCATCGAGCACGACGGCATGCGCGTCCTCCGGACCGACACCGACGCGGTCGAGTTCCGCATGGTGTACCGGGCGCAGCTCGCGTGCGACGCCCCCGCGTACAACGCAACCGTCTCCCTGCCGTAGTAGTCGGCATCTGGCAGCCCCACGCATCGACGGCCGGTGCGTGGGGCGGTGCTGCACCCGCCGCGAGGTGAGCGATGGCGACCACGAAGACCGCTGCTGACATCTACCAGCGCGCCCGCGAGAAGGCGGACCAGGACCAGCCTGGTACCGGCCCGCGTCACGTCGACGACGCGGAGGCCCGCAGCGAGGTCAACGAGAGCCTCGCGCGCCTCTGGGACGTGCTCGTGGAGGCGGGCGGCGACGAGCTGCTGCGCACCGACACGACGGTCGCCGTTACCGCGGGCAGTGCTGACGTGGCTCTGACTGGCGTCGACATCTACAAGCTCCTGTCCGTCGACCTCCTCGACGCGAGCGGCGAGTTCGTGCGTGAGCTCGAGCGTGTCGAGTGGGCTAGGCGCAACGACTTCACGTCGGGGTCTGACGTGCGCGGGTACTCGCTGCATGGGTGGCTCGGCGAGATCGGCGGCGCGGGTGCGCCCTTGATCCGACTGTGGCCGACGCCAGCCACGAGCGGGTCGCTGCGCATCTGGTACGTCCCTGAGTCGCCGGTCATCTCCGCGGACGCGGACAAGGTCACGATGCCAAACGCCTGGTGGCAGTGGGTCATCGTCGACGTCGCCATTCAGCTCATGAGCAAGGCCGAGGAGGACGCCTCGGCGCTGCGCGACGAGCGGGAACGACTGACTCGCACCATCGCGCGCAGCGCGCGGCGCCAGGATCATGGGCAGCCGCGACGAGTGCAGGTGCGCTGTCGTTTCGGGCTGGATCCGCGCACGACGCGTGACCGTCTCACGCGAGGGTGGTGGTAGTGGCGGAGCTCGAGCGCACGGGGTATCGATCGCGTGGCGTCGCGCGCATGGAGTCGCGCGTTGGCGCAGCGGTACGCGATGTCGACTCGCGACTCGCGACGATTGAGGGCGCGTCGCTGTTGGGCGCTCGTGTGCTCACTGGCGTTGCACTGACGACGATTCCGACCAGCGTCAAGCATGGTCTGCCCGGCGCGTGGAAGGGAGCGATTCTCTGCGGCGTTCCGTCGGGGAGCGCTGCTTCGGTGCTGTACGTGTCTGCGACGCAGAACGACGAGGTTTGGATCGGGCTGTCGCTTGACTCCGCGGAGACCGTGACGGTGGTGGTGTTCTGATGGTGTTGCAGAAGGCCATCATCGACATTCCCCTAGGCGGCGGCATCGACGAGGGCACGCACGACCACCTCGTTCAGGCGCCGAAGCTCGCGCGGTTGTCGAACATGCGCTTCGACAAGACCGGTGGGATCCTCTCGCGTCCGGGCTACGAGGACGTGTGCGCGTCCGACGCGACGACGACGCCGCACCGTGTCGAGCATCTCGCGAACCTTCGTGATGGCGTTCTGCTGGCGTTCTGCACCGATGGGGTGCGCGTGCTCACCGATGACGAAAGCGGCGCGACGTGGGCGTCGCGAGATGTGCGCGGGCCGCGTGCGATCGACATCCGCACGAGTCGCATCGGCATCGGCAACTCACGCGCCGTCGTGGTGAAGTCCGCGTCGAACGGGACGACACGCTGCCACGTCTGGAGCGACGCCGAGGATGACGGTGGCGACGGCAAGATCTACGTGACGGTGACCGATGCTGACACCGACGTGGCGCTTCTGGAGCCGGTGGTAATCAGCGGAATGAGCGCTGCTGGGTACAGCGACGTGGTGAAGAATGTGCAGGACTGCGCGCTGTACGTGGTGCCGTGCGGCCCGTCGTCGTACGTGGTGACGTGCGCGGACGACACGAAGATTGGCACCGTCTACTACGCCGTCATCGCAGTGTCCGGCACGACTGTCACCGTGGGTTCGACGACGCAGTTTGTGGACACCACATGGTCGCTGGCGCTGTCGCGCAGCGCGTTCCGCATCGCAGGAACAAAGACGACGGCGCAGGTCTACACCTACTCTGGAGGTAGCGCGGGCTACCACTACCTGCGTCGGTGGACGCTCAGTGGCACCGTTCTGACGTTCGAGAGCGTGTCTCGATGGTCGTCGTCGCAGTACGTGCGCGCGCTGCACATCAACGAGCAGAGCGGGCGCGTCTTTGCGCTGTCGGCGGACACGGCGACGATCGACGGCGTGCAGTCGACGTTGAGCGCGACGCTGCCATCGTCGCTGTCGCCGGCAACGGTGGTCACATTCGCGTCGGGGTCTCGGCATCCGCAAAGGATGCATCTCGCCACGATGAACGCGTCGGGCGACATGATGCTGGCATGGGATCAGTACGAGAAGAACTCTGCTGGTGCATCCACCATGACGGTGTTCTCGACGATCGTCGACGAAGACCTTGCATTGTACTACACGGCACGGAGGATTAACAACGCGGTAATCTATGCGCATGCGATCGAGGACATTGAGACGCAGGCCGTCGCGATTGTCGTGGCGCCATGCATTGGCGTCGCTGGAACCATTGCGAACGGTTACCAGCCGTGGTCGGTAACCAGCGTTGGCGGGGCAAGAAACGACGACAATGCCCAGCGTCGGATGGCGTTCATCATCGAGGCGCGTGCGGGGCTGTCGTCTGTGGATCTCCGCGTCACCGGGATGCTCCACGTGGGCATCGCGAAGCTGCCCGTGACAGCGGATGAGGTGTCGCAGGAGATTTACGACGAGTCATCCATGTCCGCAGATGGTGCGTTGTCATCTGTCACGACGCTGCACCCGATGCACTCCCGAATAGGAATGAACACGAAACCGGCCGTAACAACGCCGCATTCCGGGTCGTCTGTGTCTGCACTTGGGTTGGTTGCGTACTCCGACTCGTCGATGTGCCGCGAGGCAACCGCGACTCCCCCGGACATACGATCCGCGGGGGGCACGGGTGACCCAACGTTCTCCTACACGTCATACATGGGTGGCACGAGGGACATCTCGGCATGCTGGGTGAGGCGTGACGAGAACGGTGTGATATACCGCAGCGCGCCAGCGCCGATTCTCACCGAAACGGCGAGGGACTACTTCGGGACGTATCTGTTCAACCTGGAGATCGTCGTGAGTGCGCCGCTATGCGAGTCGTTCTGGGATGATGACGACGACTTGTTCCTTGAG